TGCGTCCTTCGTGTCGTTTTCTCGGCGCAGCGTCCTCAACGTGGAGAAACACCACGCCTCCGGCGCGCGCCTTCGAAAACAACACGAAATCCATCAAAAATCCCCCAGGCCCCCCTGGAACCCCCGAAGACACCTATCTTGCTGGTTTACACTGATTATCTCCTCCCTTGAGGGGGGGATTGAAGTGGAGGGGGAAAAAGCTGAACTACCTCGCCGATCTTGCCCTTTGAATCATCTGCATGACCTCTTTGTTCGTGTTTATCGGGACAATTTCTATCTGCGAGTGTTTGTTGGCGAAGACCCTGAATATCTCATCGGCAAACGACGGGCCTATCGTCGCGACTTCCGCGAAATTGAGGATGACAGTTTTAAAATGATCGGTCCTTTCAAGCAACTGCTTTGCTTGAGACCGGGAGACGAGGCTTTCATCGCTTTCTAGAGCGAGGCGCAAGGGTATAACAATTCTTGTAAAAGGCTCGTTATCGAGGGACACGAACCTATCATATACCTCTTTGCAGGTACGGGTTGTATCATTCCTGAGCTTCATTGATATCAAAGTCCCTTTGGAGTTTTTCTCATTGCTCTCATAAATCCAATCTTGCTCCGAGTTGTGTTCATGAAGGAGTAGAATTTCACCTGATGATATGTAAAATCTATCGAACAGGCGGGAAGTGAAAAAAATGCCTTCCCCTTTGTGCCCGTCAGGCTTGGTGGTTAGCCGGCCCTTTATTAATTCAAGCACTAGTTGGCGCTTATTTGATAGGCCTAGAGCGATCCTGATATTGTTAAATATTCCCACACCATCGTCCGCAATCTCCATTTCTGTACCAAGGGCTGTTTTATTGATGACTATATCCACTGTCGCGCTTTCCGAGTGCTCTAGGACGTTGTTGTACATCTCCGTTAAGGCGTAATTCCAGATGCTAAGAGCATTATCAGGCAAGTTTCGCATTCTCGGCGCTATAGCATTCCTCCACAAGACATCTTCGTGAGGACTTTCCCTTACAGGCATGCTTGCAGACCATGTTTCTAGTGTTTTTAATGCGTAAAGGCCGCGGCCCACATGAACTAAGGCTCCATCTGCGACTAGACGCCTAATGTGCTCATACGCTGCCTGGCGGCTAATCCTGAAGCTTTCAACTGTAAGGGCAATTACGTTCGAACTGCTCTCGACGTTTTCCAGAATAAATGATCTTATCTCTTTTCCCCGTTTTCGCGCTTTCGCCATATCAACCATCTCCAAGTTAGATGTAAAGGTTATGGTAACTAATTATAAATCTTATGAATAATATTGTCAATGTTATAAGAGTAGTATGTAAAGGTTAGAGTGTCTTTGGGGGTTCCAGGGGGGCCTGGGGGATTTTCGATGGATAATGCGTAGACCCTGAAGGCGCACGACGCAGCATACTCTTTGTGTATGTGAGGAGTTGCGCCGAAGGGTCGCCCGCATTTGCCGCGAAAAGAGCCAGGACCCCCTGGGGGCTAAATGCGTGAGAAAAGACATGAACTCCGTACAAAGTTGATCTGCGCAAAAAAAATTTGAAAACATGCAAATTGTCACCCCTGGTTGTCACCCCTGGTTGTCACCCCTGGTTGTCACCCCTGGTTGTCACTTTGACAGGCTTTTTCCCTTGCAATAAGCTGTCTGCATGAGTACGGCGGAGAAGGGACAAAGCCAGAGACAGACGCGGGAAAGAAAGCAGGGCGCCGGCAGCGCCCGCAAGCCGGCAGGGGCCTACGAAAGCTTCATCGCGCGGCTCGAAGAGCGCATCCCGGACGAGCTCCTTGTAGACCAGCTCGAAAGGGAGCTGCGGCTGGGGGGCGACGCGCCAGACCTGAAGGCAATGTCGATCAGGCAGAAGGCGCGGCAGGACATCGAGGCGCACAAGGGCTACAGGCGCACGGCGGGCCAGGAGGCGGCAGAGCGCAAAGGCGGCGGCGCCGGTCTCGTTGTCCGGATCATCAGGTTCGCGGAGGTGAAAGATGGCGGCAGGTAGCATAAGCGGCTGCACCGCCAAAAGAAGCAGCAGGACGGCCGCCGGAAGCCGCGCTTGCGCGCGACAGAAAACCGCTAAAATCGCCAAGCCCGCCAAAACCTCCGGTCAACAGTCCCCCGTCGTCACCCTCCCCCAGAACTGGTCCCCCCGCCCGGATCAGCGTCCCTTGTGGGATTACCTTGAGTCGGGCGGGAAGCGCGCAGTGATGGTGGCGCACAGGCGCTGGGGCAAAGATGAGGTGGCGCTCCACTTCGCGTCCGTCGCTGCGATGCAGCGGACCGGCAACTACTGGCACATGCTTCCCCAGTACGGCCAGGCGCGCCGCGTCATCTGGGAGGCCGTCAACCCGCGCACGGGCCGCCGCCGCATCGACGAGGCGTTCCCCGCCGAGATCAGGCGCAGGACCCTCGACGGCGAGATGCTGATCGAGCTTGCAAACGGCTCGACGTGGCAGCTCGTCGGCTCCGACAGCTACGACTCGCTCGTCGGCTCTCCGCCCGTCGGCATCGTCTTTTCCGAATACGCCCTGGCCGACCCGATGGCCTGGGCCTATTTCCGGCCGATCCTGGCAGAGAACGGCGGCTGGGCGCTCTTCATCTACACGCCGCGCGGACGCAACCACGGCAAGACCCTGTACGACTTCGCGCGCCTCGAGTCCGGCTGGTTCGCCCGCGTCCTGTCTGCGGCGGACACCCCCGTCTATTTGCCCGACCGCCTGGAGCAGGAGCGCCGCGAGCTGTGCGCCGAATTCGGCGAGGCCGAGGGTGAGCTTCTCTTCCTCCAGGAATACGGATGCTCCTTCGATGGGATGGTGCACGGCGCCTATTACGCGAAACAGCTCGCCGCAGCACGCTCGGAGGGGCGCATCGGCCCCGTCCCGCACGCTGCCGGCCACGAGGTCTACACGTTCTGGGACTTAGGGATGGACGACTCGACGTCCATCTGGTTTATGCAGGCGATAGGCCGCGAGCTGCGATTCATCGACTATTACGAGGCGGCGGGCGAGGGGCTTGCCCACTACGCGGCCGTCCTTAAAGGGAAGCCCTACGTCTACGGGGACCACTACATGCCGCACGACGCGGACGTGCGGGAGCTGGGCACGGGCACGAGCCGGAAAAGCACGGCCGAGGCGCTCGGCATCCGGCCCGTCGTCGTGGTGCCCCGGCCGCGCGACACGCAGGCGGTCCTCTCCGGCATCGAGGCTGCACGCAACACCATGTCCCGCTGCTGGTTCGACGAAAAGCGGTGCGCCCGCGGCCTGGCGGCCCTGGAAGGGTACAGGGCCGAGTACGACGACGACAGGAAGAAGCTGGCCGACCGTCCGCTTCACGACTGGTGCTCCCACGGCGCGGACGCCTTCCGGACGTTCGCCGCCGGCTTCAGTCCCCGTGTCTCGTCGCGGTCCGTTACGTCTATCATGAACGCCATCGACCTGAGGGGGAAATGGTGAGACCGAAAAGGTTTTTTATGAGCGGGGAGGCTCCGGCGGCTCGCCGCCGGAGGGGGTGCTGAACCCCAATAATTGCCTGTTATAAGAGGTGCCGAACCCTAAAGATTGTGCATGAGTGGAAAAGACGAAGTGGGACAGACAAGCGGCAGGAGATAAAAATGGATAAAGAGCGCGAGTTTCTAGATACGGCCACGCGGCGCCTCCAGCGCGAGATCGACGCCGACGACCACAACAGGCAGGCGGCCGTCGAAGACCTGAAGTTCCTGAACGGCGACCAGTGGGACGCTGCCGAGGAAGCGAGGCGCCGCCTGCGCGGCAGGCCGTGCCTGCGCACGAACGAGCTGCCGAAGTACGTCAACCAGGTCGTAGGCGACATGCGCCACAACCGGGCGCGCGTCAAGGTGCGCCCCGTCGATTCGGCGGGCGATTTGACCGTGGCGAAGATCCGCAGCGGCCTCATCGCCAATGTGGAATACTGTTCCAATGCTGAGGCGATGTACGACTACGCTGGCGAGATGGCCGTCTCGTGCGGCTACGGCGCGTGGCGCGTCGGGACGCGCTATACCGAGGAGAACCCGTTCCTCCAGGAGGTCTACCTGGAGCGCATCCGCAACCCCTTCCTCGTCTACATGGACTCCTCGGCCAAATCGGAGGTCTACGCGGACGCCAAATACGGCTTCGTCCTCGAAAAGGTGACGCGCGAGGAGTTCGAGGAACGCTTCCCCGGCAAGGAGCCGCCCGGCGACCCCGTGAAGACGGGCAAAGGGACGGGCCAGGAGGCGTGGTACGCGCAGGGGGCGTTTTTCATAGCCGACTACTACGTGATCGAGCGCGAGAAAAAGACCGTCTGCCTCATGGGCGACGGACAGTTTAAGGAGAAGGCGGAGGCGGAAAGGCTCGCAGACGAATGGCGGGCCGGGCAAGCCGCGGACGGGCAAGAGGCCGTAACGGCCTTAGCGGCGGCAAGCGCCCTAGGGGCCCCAAACCCCCATGAAGCACCTGATGCGGCCGGCCGGCCCGCCGCAGCGCAGGGGGCCGTGCCCCCGGAGCCTTTTCCGCCCCTGCCGCCTTCCCTCACGATAGCAGGCGAGCGCACCGTCGAGGCGCCGCGCGTCAGGTGGTACGCCATCACGGCGAACCAGGTGCTCGACGGCCCGAAGGACGTGCCCGGCCGCTATATCCCCATCATCGTCGTCAAGGGGCCGGAGCGCAACATCGAGGGGAAGACCTACGTCCGCAGCCTCATCCGGGACGCGAAGGACCCACAGCGCCTGCTCAACTTCTGGGTCACGGACTCGGCGGAGATCGTCGATATGATCCCGAAAGCGCCCTGGATCGGCACTGCGCGGCAGTTCGAGGGCTACGAGAACGACTACGCTGCCGCGAATGCGGAGAACTTCCCATTCCTCAAATACAACATCGACCAGGGCGCGCCCCCACCGCAGCGGGTGGCGGTCAGCGGCATGCCCGTCGCAGTCTTCGAGCAGATCGGGCAGGCGAAGCAGGCGATCAAGGACACGATCGGCATGTTCGCGGCAGATATAGGCGACAGAGGGCCGGAGCTTTCCGGCAAGGCGATCCTGCAGCGGCAGAAGCCGGGGGACGTGGCGACCTTCGCCTTCATCGACAACCTGGCCCGCTCCATCTCCCATTCGGGCCGCGTCATCAACGAGATGATCCCGGAGGTCTACGACACGGAGCGCGACGTGCGGATCAGGAACGCCGACGAGACGGAGGAGTTTGCCCCGGTCAATACGACGGCCGGCCGCGTGATGGAGGCGCTCGCCGCCGACACCCGGCGCTACCCCGGCCTCGACAGGGAGGCCCTCGCGCGCGTTGTGGCAAGGCACGGTGGCGGCGCGCGGTACAACGACCTTACGGCGGGCAAATATGACGTGGTGGTCACGACGGGGCCGAGCTACGCGACGCAGAGGCAGGAGGCGGCGCAGTCGCTTGAGCGCCTTGTGGCCGCCTTCCCCCAGGTGATGACGGTCGCGGGCGACCTGATCTATAAATTCCAGGATTTTTTGGGGGCGGAGGAGATCGCGGAGCGGATCGAGAGGACCATGCCGCCCGACCTTGTGCCTCCCAAGGAGGGCGCGCCTCAAAGGCCGCCGCAGCCCCCGCCCCCACAGATGCAGGTTAAGATGCTGGAAATGTCGGTGAAACGCGCACAGCTAGAGGTCGAGCAGCAGAAACTAGTGGTCGAGAAACTGAAGGCATTGAGGGAAGCGCAGGGTGAGAGGAGCGAAGTTAGGGCGATGCTGCTCGACCTCTTGTCGGAGGTCTTTAGCTGATGAAGGCCGGCCGTTTTTTCCCCATAGCTTTGTCGCGCTCCGGGCCGATGGCGCTCAATGTACCCAAAAAGTACGATTTCGCGCCTCGACCCTCGCGCTTCGCGCTCTGCGCAAAAATCGCCTCGGCCAAAGTGAAGCCAGGGGTGTGACAAGGGTTGTGACAAGATGATTGACAAAATTTTGGGGTCACGGCGCGCAACATGTTGATATCACAAAGGCAAGGTGTGACAAAATGCGTGACAAAACGGGTGACAAAATGCGATAAGCGATAACCAAAATTTCGGGTTCTTGCCCGGGCCCGGCCAGGCCGGGGTGAGACGAAAGCGAACAAAGAGGACGGCAGTGTAGGTGCCTACACCACTTGCACTGTCGTCCTTTTTGTTTGGCCCGATATGAGCGGGGAGGCTCCGGCGGCTTTGCTGCCGGAGGGGGTGCTGAACCCCAATAATTGCCTGTCATAAGGGGTGCAGAACGCTGGCGATGAATAGTCAGATGCAGAAAGCGCGGGAACGAACGGGTGGACAAGAGGAAAAAGTGCCTACACCACTTGCACTGTCGTCCTTTTTGTTTGGCCCGATCATTGGGGTTCAGCACCCCCTCCCCGGGCAAAGCCCGGCGAGCCTCCCTGCTCACAAAAGCTCTTTAGCGAGTGGGATGGAAGAGCAAAGGGAAAGGAGAACCGACATGACAAGTACCGTGGAAGAAACCACGCACGTCCCGGGCGGATATGCACCGGGCCAGGCCGGAACTGAGGGGTCGGCGCCCTCGATGGATGAAGGAGCAGGAACGCACGCGCAGGCCGCAACGCCCGGAAGCGGGCGCCCGGATTCGGCAGCCGGGGAAGGCGAAGGCGGGGACGCCGCGCAGGGAGCGCCCGAAAGGGCGGCCGGCAGGCAGGAGAGCAAGGTCGTGCGGGAGCTTAAGGAGCAGAGGCGCAGGAAGCGCGAGGCGCAAACGGCTGCGGCCTACTGGAGGGGCGTCGCTGAAGGCCGGATGAGGCCGGGTGTTCATCCAGGACAGGGTATTTTGTTCTCCGACCCGATGACCTTCGAGAGGTTCGATGACTACGAGGACACCCTGGCGGAGTATCCCATCGGTCGCACGACACTCGACGCGGCGGCAGGCGCATTGGCAGGCGCGGAAGGCGGCGCATTATCGGACGCTGGCGCATATCCCGGCGCAGCCCCGCACCTGCCGCCAGACGCCCACGAGACGGACCGGATGTTCGCCGCGCGCATCAGGCAGGCAGGGGCCGGGGAGTACCCGGAGGTCCTCGACATCGTGAACGACAGCACGCTCCACGTGAGCAACCCGATGGCCGCAGTCATCAAGGCGTCGGATGCGGCGCCTGCGCTCCTGCGATACCTCGCCCAGCACAGGGACGAGGCGAGGCGCATCTACGACCTCGCCCCGACGCTGACGCTGCCCGACGGCAAGCAGGTCCAGGGCGGCGACCCTCTGGCTGCCGCGATGGAGCTCGGCAGGATCGCATCGCGCCTGTCCGCCGGACGCGAGCAACTACAGACGAGACGCGTCTCTTCCGCCCCGGAGCCCGTAGTCCCCGTCGGCGGCGCAAAAGGCGCCGTCGAGACGGACGACGAGCGGGTCCCCATCGAGGAGTTCGTCAGGCGGCGGAACGAGGCGCAGTACAGCCATTTAAGGAAAAGGAGATAAATCATGGCAAACACGCTTATAACACCGACGCAGGTGCTGCGCGAGGCCCTCAGGGTCCTCCACAACAACCTGGTCTTCGTGAAGAACGTCAACAAGCAGTACAGCAAGGAGTTCGCCATATCGGGCGCTAAGGTGGGCGCGACGATCAACGTCAGGCTCCCCAACCGCTACTATGTCACGAAGGGCACGCAGCTCGCGCCGCAGACTACGAACGAGAGCACGGTCCCGCTGACCCTCTCGACGAACTACCAGGTGGGCTTGAGCTTCACGCAGGCAGAGCTTACCCTCTCGCTTGACGATTTCTCGAAGCGCGTGCTCGTGCCCTCGATGGCGCGCCTGGCCTCGCAGATAGACCAGGACGGCCTCGCGCTCGTCTCGAACGTATTCAACCAGGTGGGCACGCCCGGCACGACCCCCGGCACTGCGGGCGGCTCGTTCACCTACCCGCTCCTCAATTACAACGCGCCCCAGGTCTACCTTAACGCGGGCATGAAGCTGGACAACCAGGCCGCGCCCAGGGACGAGAACCGCTGGTGCGTGCTCAACCCGGCGGCAATGGCCGCTTCCGTCAGCGGGCTGTCCGGCCTCTTCCAGGACGCCAAGGCGATAGGCGAGCAGTACAGGAAGGGCGTCATAGGCAGCGCGCTCGGCTTCGAGTTCGCAATGGACCAGAACGTCAACATGCTGACGACCGGGGCGCACGGCGGCACGCCGGTGGTCGCGGGCGGGAGCCAGACGGGCGCAAGCCTCAACACGTCCGGCTGGACCGCCTCTGTCTCGAACATTTTATCCGCAGGCGAGATCATCGCCGTGGCAGGGGTGAACGGGGTCAACCCGGAGAACCAGACGACAACGGGGTACCTACAGAACTTCGTCGTGACTGCGAACTGCTCGTCCGACTCAAACGGCGACGTCGCGATCCCCATCTATCCGTCGATCATCGTGGCGGGGACGGGTGTGGCGAACGGCACCGTGACTGCAAGCCCGGCGACCGGGGTTGCAGTCACGGTGCTCTCCGGCGCGGGGAACACGTCGTACCCGATGAATGTCGCCTACCACCAGGACGCGTTCACTTTGGCGACGGCCGACCTGGAGATGCCGAAGGGCGTCGATTTCGCCGCGCGCGAGACGTACGACGGCATCTCGATGCTGATCGTAAGGGCGTATGACATCAATTACGCCCAGTTCCCGTGCAGGGTAGATGTCCTGGCCGGCTGGGCGTGCCTGCGCCCTGAATTAGCTTGTAGGATAACGGGCTAGGTGATGGGGTGATGGGGGCCGGGTTAATTTCGCGACGCTGCGCGGTAAAACGATCTTTTGTTTGCGCTTCGCGCAGGCAAAAAAATCGCTTTGGTGCGTGTCAAAAATCACCCCGGCCCCCGTGCCCGAACAGAAACATATTGTTCCCTCTCCCCTTGGGGGAGAGGGTTGGGGTGAGGGTGAAAGGGCTTTCTATAAGGAGGTAGCGTGATAATTCAAGTTCAGCAGATTATTAAATGCGCGTTACAAGATATAGGCGCAATCGCCAAGCAGGAATCGCCGGGGGCGGACGAGATCGCCGACGGCCTCCTCAAGCTCAACGTCATGATCGACGCCTGGTCCGTCCGCTCACTTGTCGTCCTGGGGACGGTCCTTGAGGGGTTCGCACTCACGGGCGGCAAGCGGGCTTACACGATAGGGCAGGGGGGCGACTTTGCTACGGACAAGCCCTCCCGCGTGACGGACGCCTTCGTCCGCGACAGCGCGGGGACGGACACGCCCCTTGAGATCATCACCCAGGGCGAGTACGACCGCCTGCCGGACAAGACCGTCGCGACCGGAAGGCCGCTCGCCCTTTCGTTCGACCCGGGGCCTGCCCAGGCGGCCGTCCCTGCGGGCGTCGTCAGCCTTTATCCTGCGCCCGACGCATCGACGCAGTACACGCTTTATTTGGGCGAGCAAAAGCCCCTTGCAGAGTTCCACCTGCCGTCCGACGCGGTCACGTTCCAGCCCGCCTATTACGAGGCCCTCGAATACAACCTCGCTCTGCGGCTCTGGCGGCAGTACCACGAGGACGCACGCCCCATCCCGGCGGACATCGTGACGCTCGCGCGCGACTCCCTGAAGGTGATCGAAACGATGAGCAGCCGCACCCCTACTGCGGCGATAGAGGCGCCCGGCAAGCGCTCGCCGTACAGCGTGCTGACGGGCGGGGCGACATGAGGCGGCGGAGGGCGCTATGAACATACTATTCGTCGGCCCGACCTACGCGGGCCGCTCAGGCAACATCGACGCCTCCCGCTCTGTTAATTTCTACCCGGAGACGAACGCGGCAGGCGCCAAGCAGCCGATGACGCTCGTCGGGACGCCCGGCACGCTCCTTTGGGCCTCCCTGGGCGCGCTGCCCGTGCGGGGCATGCACGTGATGGGCGGCGTGCTCTACGTCGTGGCTGGAGGCAGGCTTTATTCGGTGACTGCCGCCGGCATCGTCTCGCCCGCGCTCGGCCTCCTCACGACGTCGAGCGGCAGGGTGCTGATGGCGGACAACGGCACAGGGGCCTCCGGCGTCGGCGGCAACCAGCTTATGATCGTGGACGGCGCAACCGGCTACATCTACAACACGGCAACCGGCGTCTTCAGCGAGGTTATGGGCGGGGGCTTCCCATCGACAGGCGCGGCAAGCCTCACGTACATCGACGGCTATTTCATCGCCGCAGCAGCGGGCAGCATGACCGTTTGCGCGTCGAACCTGTACGACGGGACGACCTGGGACGCCCTCGCGCAGTCCCCCGTCTCGGCGGCGCCGGACGCGGTGCGGACGCTCGCGAACCTCCACCAGCAGCTCTGGATCATAAAGGAGTATACGTCCGAGGTCTGGTACGACGCAGGCACACCGACGAGCCAGGGCTTTCCGTTTCTACGCGTTCCTGGGGCCGTCATCGACTACGGGACGCCCGCCCCTTATTCGGTCGCGCGCGGCAACGACTCGCTCTTCTTCCTGGCGAGCCAGCGGAACAACGACGGCGGCGAGTTTGTCGGAGTAGTCTCGCTCTACGGGTACGCGCCGCAGATCGTCAGCCCGCCGCAGGTCGCCTACCGGATGGGCCTCTACCCGACGCTGGCGGACGCCTTCGGCTACTGCTACTCGGAAGGCGGCCACACGTTCTACGTGCTGACCTTCCCGTCTGGCAACGCCACGTGGGTCTACGACGCCTCGACCGCCATGTGGCACGAGAGGTCAACGTGGACAGGTGCTCCGTATGCGGTGGGCCGGCACGTCGGCAACTGCTATGCCGCCTTCGCCGGGGCGCACCTCGTCGGCGACTGGCAGAGCGGCAACATCTACGCGATGCGCTCCGACGTCTACACGGACAACGGCCTGCCGCTGATCAGCGTCAGGACGGCCCAGCACATCTTCGACCCGAACGACCTCTCCAGGCAATTCATCCGGAGGCTCACCGTGGACATGGAGACGGGCGTCGGCGGCGCGGCGTCCGGCCTTAACCCGTCGTGCGCCCTTTCCTGGTCGGACGACGGCGGCCACACGTGGTCGGGCGAGTACGCGGTGTCGATGGGCGCTGCCGGGGCGTACAGGACGCGCGCAGTCTGGCGCAGGCTGGGGTCTTTCCGGGACAGGATCTTCAGGATCGCGATATCGGACCCGGTGAAAAGGGTCATCATAGGGGCCTCCATTGAGTAGCGAATTATGCGGCCGGGATCTTTTCGCGCCTTTTTCGCCGTTTTCTTCGGTGTTCCGGCTCGACGGACACAAAAAGTCCAGTCTCGCCGGCCCACCTCGAAAAACAACGAAAAATCCATCGAAAATCTCCCGGCCGCTGCGCCCTTGTGTACATCAAAAACCATCAGTCGCCGCTATTGGAGGGGCCATATGATAAAGCAATTCCCTTCGACTTCCCTCCCCCTGACGGATCCCACCTGGCAGCAGTGGCTCGCAGAGGTCGCGGCGACGGGCGCAGCCCTTGCGTGGATCGACCCGACGAACCCGGCGTTAGGTACGGCGGAGCCTCCCCATACGCGCGGGATGCTGGCGTACGCGAACGGGACGGACTGGAACCCGGGCAACGGGGAGGGCTACTACAGGTGGACGGGGAGTGCATGGAAATATCTGGGGTGACACTATGCTCGACTACGGGGTAGAAAGGCTCGACGGGCGGCTGCGCGGCGAGATGCTTCTGATGGCGAACCTCTACTGGCAGGACGTGGCCGCGCCGTTCCACGCTTTCCCGCCGGACGTCGATTGGGAGCTCTACGCGGCGCTGGAAAAGGCGGGGCGGCTGCGGATCGTCGCCGGCCGGAACGACAGGGGGCAGCTCAAGGCAGCCGCGATAGTCGTCGTGGCGCCCCATCCGCATTACGCCTGCGTCTGCGGCTCGGTCCCGCTGCTCTTCCTGCATCCCGACTACCGGAAAGGGAGCGAAGGGGTGCGCCTCGTGCGCCTTGCGGAGAGGGCGGCGGAGAAAGCCGGGGCGCAGCTCATGATGACGCACGGCGGGATGCACAACGGGGTCTACCGCCTTTTCGAGGGGATGCACTACGCGGACTTCGGCAGGTACTACGTCAAGGTCCTGAAAGACGGACCGAACGGGACGGGGCCTGTATACAAGAACAAGGAGGGATGAGATGGGTGCAACATCGGTAATAGGCGGCTCGCTTTTGGGCGGCCTCGGCCTTGCGGGCAGCGCCATGCAGGCGAATGCGGCAAGCTCGGCGGCCAATACGGTAGCCAACGCCGACCTGACTGGGGAGCAGCTCCAGTACCAGGAATGGCTCCAGCAGCAGGCGAACATGCAGCCCTGGCTGCAGACGGGCACGGCGGGCGTCAACGCGCTGGCATACGGCATGGGACTTCCGGGCTACACGACGGGCGGCGTCACGTCGGGGCCGGCGTCGAAGCAGGGGGGACTCCTCAACATCCCCGCGTTCTCCTTCGACCCGACGCAGATTGCCTCCGACCCCGACTACCAGTGGACAACGCAGCAGGGCGTCAACGCCTTAGCAGCGAGCGGCGCGGCTGCGGGCAACTACGGCTCAGGCAACATGGGGACCGCCCTTGAGCAGTTCGGGCAGAACAACGCGGCAAATTACATGAACCAGTACTACAACCAGGCGCTCAACACCTACGGCCAGAACCTCAACTCGCAGTATACGATGCCCTACGATATGCTGGCCGGCCTGTCGAGCACGGGGCAGACCCAATCGCAGGCGCTGGCAAATCTCGGCCTCCAGACCGCCAACACGATGGGACAGTATGGCGTGGGGGCGGCGAACGCGCTGGCTTCCGGCCAGATCGGGGTCGCCAACGCCTACGCTGGCGGACTCAACAGCCTGGCGAACCAGATCATGGGCGGCTACAACCCCTACCTGCAAAGCCTTGCGAAGGGGGGCGCGCTGCAGACGAATGGCGCGAGCGGCCTCTCGCCTTTGAGCTCCTATGCGTCGTTGGACTACGGCTCGTATCTGTAGACGAAAAGGAGGGCATATGCCTTACAGGGTCAATTACTTAACCGCAGGCACGGAAGAGGGTGACGGGCGCGACAGGCCGGGACAAGGCGGACGGGGCGCAGCTTTGCGCGACATGGCGGCCGTGGCTGCGATAGGCGACGCGATGCGGATGAACGACCTGCGCCGCAGGGTGCTCGCGATGAAGGCGGCGGGGCCGGGCGGTGCGGCCCGGCCTGTGCGCTTTCCGGCTGTGCACCCGATGCGCCCGGCGCTCGCAGCACGGGCGTTGCCTGCGCGCCCGATGCACGCAGCGATCGTGCACCCGGCGCTGGCTGCGCAGGCCCACGCCCATGCGCGCATCCTGCACGCAGGGCGGCACAAGCTCCGCGTGCTTGGCCATTTCGCGAACCAGGCCATAAAAACGGGCGACAACAGGGCGCTGCGCAGGCTCCTTGCCCTTGCGAAGTCGGACCCCCACGTCTCCAGGCTCATCCCTGCCGATTTCGACGTGGAGGCGACGGGGGCGCACGACTTCCGCGTCACGTCCACCCTCACGCCCCAGGGCCTGGCCGCGCTCGCAGGGTCCGCCGCGCGCCCGCTCGCCGCAGAGATCGCGAAAAGCCCGGCCGGGCGCTACACGTACCGCGTTACGCAGGGCAGGGTGACGGACTTCGAGGCTGCGCCTGACCGCCGAAAGGGCGACGGCGCACGGCCGGGCACGGAGGCAGACGTCATCCCGCGGAGCAGTGGATGGGCGGACAGAGGGTAGGGTGAGGGATATATGAACCTATCGAACAAGCGCTGCCTGGTGTACGACCTGGGCCTTTTCACCGAAAACGCCCTGCGCCTCGTGCGCGACTGCGCGGAGGTAAAGTATTACGTGCCGAACCGTGAGGCGTTTCCTGAGCCGTTCAGGGGGCTTGTCGGCAAGGGACTCGACGGCCTGGAGAGGGTCGAGTGCTTCGAGGAGCACCTCGACGGGGCCGACTTCATTTTCATCCCCGATACGCAGTGCGGACAGCTCGTCGAGTGGCTGAAAAAACACGGGTATGCCGTCGCCGGGGCGGGGGCGGCGGAGAAGCTGGAGCTCGACCGCTGGCACGGCCGCTCGCGCCAGAAGGAGAACGGCCTGCCCGTCCACGAGACGCACAGGGTCAAGGGGATAACGGCCCTGCGGAAATTCTGCGAGGAGCACAGGGACTTCTACATCAAGGTTGACAACGAGTTCAGGGGCATATCGGAGTCCTTCAAGCACCACGACAAGCGCTCCTCGGAGTCGAGGATCGACTACATCGCGTACAAGACGGGTCCGTTCAAGGAAGACGTGGTCTTCGTCTGCGAGGAGCTGCTGCCGGGCGTTGAGCCGGGCGTCGACGCGATCACGTGGGACGGCGAGCTGCTCTTCCCGACGACTGCCGGCTACGAGAGCAAAGGCTCCGGCATCTTAAGCCGGGTCTACAGGACGGACGCCGAGCTGCCGGAGGCGCTGCGCATTGTCCACGCGGGTCTTGCGCCAGAGTTCAGGCGGCACAGGACGCGCTTCTTCTACAGCGCCGAATTCAAAATCTCCCGCGACCGCATACCCTATCTGATCGACCCGACGATCCGCCTCGCTGCGCCCGGCGTCGCGGCCATACAGTCGGAGCTTATAGAGAACTATTCGGAGGTCGTCTACGGCCTTGCGACGGGTCAAAAGACAAGCCCCGTCATGCGGCACAGGTACGCCTTCGCAGTCACCATCGAATCATCGGAGGCGGCGAAGACCTTCGTCAACATCTCCTTTCCCAAGGAGATGCGCCGCTGGGTGAAGCTGCGGATGGCCGTCAGGCACGCAGGCGATTATTACTCCGTGCCGCCCTTCGACAGCCTGGGGTGCGTGATCGCACTCGGCGACTCGATAAAGGAAGTAGTCGATCTCGGCGCGGAGCGCGCGGCGCAGGTCGATGCGATCAGCATCAATGTCGATTACGCGGGCATATCGAAGCTCCAGCACGCGATCCGGCAAGGCAAGATGTACGGGATAAACTTTTGAGGTGAGATATGACACAGACATCGATCGCGCCCTACCCAAGGTTCAGGGCGTTCTACCCAGGCACGTCGAACCCGCTTGCAGGCGGGCAGTTGTGGACGCTACAGCCGGGCACGTCGGGGACCGGGTTTCTTAAGGCCACCTACACGGACTCGACAGGGCAGACGGCCAACAGTAACCCCGTCATCCTGGACGCAAACGGCGAGGCGGACGTATGGCTTTCGGGCTATACGAAGCTCGTCCTCCAGGACGCAAGCGGGGTCCAGGTCTGGTCCGTCGATAACGTCTCTTCCATGCCGAACACGGCCCCGCCCGGCCAGTCCGAGTGGGTCGCGCAAAATATCCTTTTGACCTATGTCTCGGCGACGCAATTCTCGACGCCAGGCGATCAGACTGCAATGTTTCTGCCCGAGCAGCGCGTTCAAGCAATCGTAGCAGCGGGGACGATCTACGGCACGGTGAGCAATTCGGTCGCCTCCGGCTCGCCCGTTACGACGACCGTTACCGTTATATGGGATGCGGGGCAGCTTGATTCGGGCCTCTCCGCCATATCTACAGGCATCATCACTGCATCGGCGCATACCTCGTTGCCGGGCGGCTCGGTGAACTTTCTGACAGGGGAATTTAAGTTCTACGGCAGGGCAACGCCTCCTACGGGTTGGTTGCTGTGCGACGGCTCGTCGGTAAGCCGCACGACATATGCGGCCTTGTTCGCTATCCTGGGGACGGCCTACGGCGCTGGCGACGGCTCGACGACATTCAACCTGCCGGACGGCAGGGGCAGGATGCCGGTGGGCGCGGGGCAGGCGACGCCGCCTATATGGCTGGCCAGCACGGCTTACGCCCTCAATTCCATCGTCAAGCCCACGGCTTCGTACAATTACGTCTATGAGGCCATAAGCAGCGCCCCTCTCACATTTACGTGGGCCAACGGTTCCCCCGGATACGATACGTTCACCTCGTCTGGGGTCAATATCTCAAGCGCGATCAACACGGCGGGGTCAAGCGAAAGCGCCTCCGGCTCTTTGAGCGGCCTCGTGGCAGGCCATATTTATGCCCTGACGTTTATCCTGACTCAAAACAGCGGCCAAAAGCCTACTCTCACCGCAACTGGCGGATTATCTCTCAGCCAGCAACTCGCCGCAGGCTCGCAGACGATGCTTATGACGGCGACGGCTACAACCGGCTCGCTCACGCTGAATAATACGGCAGCGGCCAATTTCTCGGTCAGCGGCCTATCTCTTGTCGATGTGACCGCCGCAGGGACAAGCGGAACGACGGAACCCACCTGGCCTGCCACAATCGGCGCTACGGTCGCAGACGGCACGATCACATGGGCCTGCCGGGCGAAATGGACCAACCGGGCACTCGGTTCTTACGGCGGCGAAGAGACCCATACGCAAGCCCTCAGCGAACTTGTGCCCATTACGCCTTTAATCAATGATCCCGGCCGCGCCGTCGCGTCGCAGGGCACGAATCTTCTTGCCGGCGGCCCAACATCGCTTCCCACGCTCGTTCAAACAGGGCCGACAGGCATCACCATATCCCCTATTGGCGGCGGATTGCCCATGAACATTATGAATCCCTTCTTTACCGGTTATTGGATTGTCAAAACGTGAGGTACTTATGAAACGACTCCTGGTCCTTTTTTTGATCCTCGCAAGCCTTTCGGCGACCCCTTCCGCATGGGCGGCTGATTGCTATACCTGGAATCCTGCAACCGGCGCGTGGGCATGGAATACCCTCTGCGGACCGCCACAGGGCGGCGGGTCTGTCATTGTGCCAAGCGGGAAAACGGCCGTTATAGGCAACTCCCTGACTTTTTTCGGTACGGACGGCAGCACATTAAACGTCGGCGCGGGGGGTACGCTCGGCAGCGCGGCCTACACGCCGGCGAGTGCCTACACGCCCTATTACAGCATCCTTAACACTTTAGGAAATCTACCAAACATTGCCGGGTACTTATACAATGATGGGTTTGGACATCTATCTTACGCAACGGGCGGCGCGATGGTCTACCCCGGCGCGGGAATACCTTACAGTACCGGGGCCGCATGGGGGTCAAGTTATAGTCCCTCGAACCCTATACCATTCAGCTACCTGACCGGCGTTCAACCGGCAGGCTCTTACGTCACTCAAAGCACCACCGTTAATAGCCACCCCTTGAGCAGCAATGTCACAGTAAGCGCCTCCGATGTCGGTCTGGGCAACGTATTAAATGTTGCTCAAGAGCCTGCCCTCGGCAATCCAAGCACGAACGGCTCCTTGCTTTCATCGACAACGGGAGGCGTTCGTTCTTGGGTAGCCAATGGTGGCAGGGTTTTGTTGAACACCCTCACCGCCTCCGGCAGCGCGAGCCTCAGCGATACGACGAGCCTCACGGCGACCTATTCGGAGTATGAGATTGTGTTCGAGAATATCATCCCGGCATCGAACGGCGTGGTCTTCGAGATGACGGTGCAGAGCGGCGGGTCCTGGGAAAGCTCGTCTTATAGTTATACCTGGCAAAAAAACAATGCCGGCGGCTCGGGAGCCAATGGCACAGGAAGCGCAGCGTTTGCCAGTATCGGAGGCACCTGGAGCAACGCCTTGGCCAATGTAGGCTATGGCAGCGGCACGGCGGCGGGTTTGTCGGGCAGCCTGCGCGTCAGCAATCCATCAAGCACATCCGCGCCAAAGAACTTCATAGGTATGGGTTTTTCGTTTACTGACGCCACTAATAGTAATAATCTCGCTGCGGCTACAGGGGCGGCCCAGTGGTACGGCGGGAACGGAGCAATCACGGGCGTCAGTTTCCAAATGTCAACGGGCAATATCACAAGCGGCACGATCAAGATATACGGATGGAATTAAGGAGATCATTATGAAAAAATACATTCTCGCACTGGTTCTTCCTTTCGCTGTGTTTTTTGCATTGTCAGCTCACGCGCAGCAGCAGGTCTTCGTCATAGGCATGGCCGATTGGCAGCCTTACGGCATGTCGGAGACGATCACCGTTACCAATTCGGCCGTCTCAACCTTGACGGCTTCCAAGTATGCCCGGCAGTCTGACGAGGTACAGTTTGCTATGCGGAAGCAGGCATATATCGTCGTCCAGGGCGCGCCCATCAACTATTCAGTTGACGGTGTGAGCAACCCGACGACAAGCTCAGGATTGCCGGGGGTGGTAGGGCAATGGATAAAGATTGAGAATTCCCCGGACGGCAGTGGGGAGTTGACGAACTTCAAGGCCATCGCCACTACGAGCACCAACGCCACGCTGTCGGTGACGTACAGCCGGAGGCAGTAACCATGAGACCAATAGCTCTCTTACTCTTAATTCTGCTTTTTGCGGCTTGGCCGGGATATGCACTTGACACAAGCATAAATTATGGGCCTGCCGGTTCTTCCAACGCTGGCCTTGTGAAGTGCGGCAGCGGGACATCCTGCGCGAACGACGGAACCTTGTCGGTTACGGGCGGCGGTTCCTGCACCGGCTCGTACTGCGGCCAGACAGCGGGCACAGGGGTCATAAACGCCCTCGGTAACAACATCGGCACTGCCGGTGCGCCGGTAGTGTACGGCGGCGCTCTCGGCACGCCGTCGAGCGGCAGCGGGTCGAACCTCACGGGCGTTGTTCATTCGGAGAGCGACCCGGTTGTCGGGGCCGTGAACGGCTCCGTGTGGGGAACGGGAAGCGGGGTGCGGGCCGCTACGTCCAGTGATTTGTTCCCCGGCAATGCTGCCGGTTCGATCCCGTCCGTCCGTGCCTTCGGCGCGAAGTGCGACCTCAAGCAGCTCACGGACGGCGTGACCAACGGCACAACGACCTTTACCTCGGCGTCCGCCAGTTTCACGTCCGCAGACGCCGGCAAGGTTTTCGCGGCCCTCGGCGGCGGCAGCCTTATCTCCACGCCATCGGCCCCCTCCCTCGCCACCTGTGGAACAGCCGGCAGCACCACCTACTACTACAAGGTAACCGCCCTTACTCCGGTGGGCGAAAGCCTTCCCTCTTCCGCCGCCTCGATAGCCACGGGCAACGCCACGCTCTCTACGACCAACTATA